TACCAATATCTTCAACGCTATATCTATTACATGATGCACTATTCACTGTCATGCCAATATTTTTATCTACTAGCTTAGAAATTGTATATAACAAGAAAAAAATAATATTAAACATAATAAAGCCTATCATGGTTAAACACAGCAAAGGAATCGTTATGTCATCCTTATCTTTTAACTCGCATATCCCTTTTACTACTCCAGCCATTCCAGTTATTCCGCCAAAAAACACAAATATAATTGCAGAAAATAAACCAACTACGGTAATTATATTTGCATTCAAAGATCCTGATACTTCTTCAACTTTTCTTTGGAAATTATATGTTATAGAATTAAAATTATCTATTACATCTTTCCTTATTTGTTCATTACTATGTTGCATGTTTGAAGCGTTATTTTTTAATCTTTCTTCTTCCAATGCAATATGATCATACAGCTTCTCTAGCTTTAATATTATTTCTTCTCTGTTCAGTGTTGTTGATATATCACTTATAGCTTTTTCACATTCTTCACTTTCACAAGCCAAGAATCTCAACATCTCATCAATATTATTTAACATATAACTTATTATATCGTCGCTTTTCATCATTTTTTCATTTACAAATCTCGAAATGATGTGATACTGATGTCTTCCATTTTCTTTATAACATTCTATAATTCTAATTAAATTTTTTCTGTACTCCTCATTACTAGATCCATATTCGTCTGAACAAAATATTTCTAATAACTTTTCTGTATCCTTTGTATTGTTGTACTGCAATTTTTATACCCCATATATTTTCTCTCGTTGCGTTTTGTAATATTTACGGATTTCTTCACATTTAATTTCTTGGTTTAATTTTGTATTCTTCCATGGATCTTCTTCATGAGTTTTTCTTACTAATTCAAATGGATTATTTACTTTCGAGTATGAATCAACAACTTTATTAATTATCTTTTTTGTAATAAGATCTATTTCTTTTGATAATTCATAAACAATTCTCATTGTTTTTTCGTCAAATTTCATCGCTTTATTTTCTTCTTGATTTGGAATATTTTCTCTACCATATTTTCTGTAATATTGATATGCTTCAACAACCACCGGACCAAATTCCCAAGCCATAATAGGGGCATCAAAACATTTCTCTCCTGTTTCTACTAACACTGCTGCTTGTGAATAATATAATAGTTTTTGTAGTTTCAAATTGCTCACCGGGCTGTCAATTTTATTTGAATATCCAATAATATATGTTGATATATCAATTACACCGTATTTCATCATCGGTACCCTTCCCTTCTTTTCTACATAATACTATTATATTCACGAAATTGCAATAATTTCACCCAACAGAAAAACACCCACACATTATTGTGCAGGTGCCTTACGGGTTTATAAGTATAGGAGTCGAGCCGTCGGTTTTCCGCCTTGGCTCATTATAATTAAATCATATGTTGATACTGAACTTCAATGAACTCAAACAAATTATTCCGGTATTTTCAAATGTTGCAGTGCTTTCCCGTGCAATTTATGCACCCATCTATCCGTACAACCCATCAATTCTGCGATTTCCCACCACCTGAGACCTTTTACATACCGGTAAAATAATACATCATTCTCATCCTCATTCTGTACCGTCTTGATCTGCTTTTCAACAGCAATATACGATTCAATACACTTTTCTTTTTCTTCTCCGAGCTTTTTCTCCAACAGTTCGATTCTTGCCAGTTCGTCAGAAAGATCTTTTTGATTTCCACTGCCATGCGGCATTCCTGAATAATCAGTAGCTTTCACAGACTTCGCAAGCTCTCTCAGCTCTGTCACCTCTCCATCTATCCTGTTGACCCGTCTCCTGTTGGTTCGGTATCCTCTCAGATATTCCTTTTTTCGCTCATTTTCATTTTTCACATTATTTTCTTCCAGTCTCTGCTCCACCAGCATCCACTCCCTTCCTCGTATCTACTCCCCACTTTTTCAGTGCATCCTCCACTGTATAATTCGGGTATGCCGGACGATGGAAGTCTGCACTGGCTTTCCGATCCGGTGGATGCTCTGCCATCCCGGCATAGTGTTCTTTCTGATTCTGCCGGATCTCCGCTAGACTCCAGCGTCTGTCTGTGCTTCGTTTCAAGGAATATCACTCCTTTTCTCTTTCCAACTGCTCCACAATCCTATGGATCGTCTTGCGTGTGCTCCATGCGTCGATTGCTTCTTCTATCGAGTTGTATCTCCTCTGGATTCTTCCAATGCATTTTGTATCGATACATCCTACAACATAATGCACCGTACCCATGTATTTTCCGTTAAAAACTAATCTTTTTGTTGCTCTTACTTCAGCTTTTCCACCGCAGAATGGACACGGAAGTAATTCAATCTCGCTCATCTTCTGGCTGTTGTAGTTCTTCACTTTGCTTAATGTCTGAATGATTTCACTCATACTATCCCTCCTAAATTTCAGTTTAGTCAATTGCAACGTCATACCATGTTCGCACCCACCTTGCCACATTAAGCCTAAATTCGTCATCTTCCAGCAGCTTTTTAACATGGTTATAACAATCAATCGGTCTATGCACAATATAATCATAATTTGATGTTGGAATGGTCTCTCCTTCTGTGAATACAGGGATGCTCATTCTATAAAATCTCTTTCTCCTGTCTTTTTCGTCATATTGTTCATATACCAAAACACCGTTTCGCAAACAGTATTCAGATATGTTTTTCTTTGTCATTTTCATTCTTATTCACCTCGTATCTGCCTCGCATTGCTTAGCACCGGATTTCACAATCTCAATACATTTACATATTCTTTGGTATTCATTAATGCCATGTGCTGGTGTTCCGTCAATCAGTTCCATGTCTTTGAAATCTTCCAACATATCAACAACCTTGTCCACGTCATAGGCTGTTGGCTGTTCTTTTAGCATATCTTCAATATCGGGAATACAAAACTCGTAGCCTCTCCCTAGATACTTTGCAATTTCACCACTCGTAATCTTGTCAGCATCAATTAATCTCATATTCTTCCACCACCTCCAGCTTCTTCAAATCATCGATAAGCCACGGCTTGTCATCTTCCCACTTAATCATTGGGAAGGCAACGTTCACATAACAACTTAAGGCACAGTATCTTCCGTTATTTCCACTCCAACAATCACCATTGTTCGATTTATATGGCTCTTTGCCGTATGCGTATAAGACATTAATTTTATCTCTTGCCATATATTTGAAATCTTCTACGAGACAATCTAAAAACGCTTTATCTTTCTTGCTAATCACTGGCTTTTCGGTGTACTCTGATTCTGCCCATTCTTTAAGCGTTGCCATGTTCTGACAACTAAGTGTGCATTCATCACATTCGATATCAGCACATCTTACTGGCTTTCCAGTTTCTTTACTAACTGCCAGAGCACATCCTTCACACACAATCTCCACAATCTCTTTTGCATACTTTTCTTTATTCTTCATCTTCATCACTCTCCTTCGTACGGCTCTGGTAGTGGCATCCAGGCAATAATTACTCTTGTTGAATACTTATAAATCCCTTCAAAAATACCATTTCCTACATATCTTAATTCTGTTACTGTGCCACTTGAAAATTGTGCTATTACATTCATTGCATTCTCCGGCAGCCTCTCACTACATGGAATCCACTTACCGAATCTCTCTTTCTCTGCAGCATCTTCATACATTGCCAATCTGTCCACCAGCTCCTGCTTCTTGTTCGGGGACCAGTATCCGGATTTCATACCGCTCTCTCTTTTATGTGTCAATCTCTGCATCTATTCTTCTCCTTTCTCCCAATACTCCACTACATACTCTTTCTTGCCTTTTGCATTCCCTGGAAAATCTCAGGGATATACTGCTATTTTTCTTTCTGTTCCAAACTCATTTCACTAAGTTTTTTCAATGCTTCCGGAATATTCATTCTTTCAATCGTATCCTTTGCAAGATTTTCTTTTAACTTCTGTTCCAATGACTTAACAAGAGTCTCTTCTACTTCTCTCTTTGCGTTTGCAATCATCTTTTCTACTTTGCCACCAAGTTCTTTTCCAAGATATCCATTTACTACCAAGTCAGCAGCCGATAATTTCCGATCACTGGAATAATTTGTAAGATGTCCGTTATTATCGTACCTCTTTTCTGTCATAAAGCGTTCAAATCTCTGCCCGACATATTCAGATATTGGTGTATATGTTACTTCGCTGCTCCACGAATCATTTTTTGTCGGAATCATAATTTTACTTATTTTTTCTTCACATACACTCGTAACAAACTTATCAACTGTTGCATTTATCGTGTCTTCTGCTTCAAGAATCTTTTCTGCAATTTTTTTATCAACTGCTTTCACAGCTTCAGTTGTTGCCTTTTCAAGCAATGCACTCTCTACTCCGTCAATAATCCTCTTTCTAAGTTCATCATCAATGGAATATGCTTCTTCATCCAACCAGTCCAGTTCTACTTCAATATTAAATTTTGCCATTGTAATTTATCCTTTCCCTTTAAATATTTTAACTCTTCCCAACCAACTGGGCTTCCAAAGAGTCCATGTCATATCTCCGCCGTTCAAAGTTGTTATTGTTCCTTACCGCCTTTTGTGGCGACCGGCTTTCCTCATACTGTCCTTCAAGCACTTTCGGGAAGTTGTTCGGCTTCACGAACCAGTCAAAGGTGATCTGCCATCTTCCGTCCGTCTTGCCCTGTAAAAACTCACTCTGCTTTACGTTCTCGATCGCTCGAAGCACTTCTGCTTCTCCGTATTCCCTGATCCGGGCAGTCAGGTTTTGCAATCTCTGTGATCCCCTGTTTAGTTTGCATACAGGCTTGATCCCATACCGTTCAAGATCGTTCCACGCCTCCATGATCTGCCGGATGTCACCGGGGCGATGGATAGATACGTTAGTATCTTTATATTCTTTCTTTCTTTCCTTCTTCCTTTCTTCTATTGTTGTCGCTTGCTTGTCGCTTGCTTGTCGGTTGCCTGTCACCTGCTTGTCAGCTTGCGTGTCGCTTTGCTGATATGCACAGTAGTTATTTACCGTAAATACGCTATATTTACTATGTCGGTTGATTGTCACCTCGCCTGTCTTTTCAAGGTGATTTATCGCTGTCCGTACCTCTCTAACTGAAAGGTTTGTTTCGTCAGATAACTTAGACAATGAAGACACAAAAGACCCTCTTTTTATCTCTTCTCCTCTGAAATTTCCGTCTTTCCAGTTAGCCCTCAGGAGCATATGGACGAATAATCTACAGGTGTTGATATCGCCATACCAGTCCCAGTCAAGCAACGATCTGTTGATTTTTATGTAATCACCTTTCATACATCTTCATCCATTCTTTCAGCGGCATTGTAACCAGCCACTCTCTTCTATTCTTCCGGTGCATCACAACAGGTATTTCGACCTCTCTCGCATCGTTCCTAGACTGTTCTACAGCCGCATAGAGGTTCAATTTCTCAACCCTCTTGCACTCGATATGGACACCAGGAAGACCCACCACATCAGCATCGCCATTGGATCCACAGAACTGCTGTCCTCTGCGGCAGCCATAGCCGTATTTCTTAAGCAGATTCGCAAGTTCTCTCTCCCCTTCTTTCCCCTTCCTGTTCGAGTTCATTTGTATCCACCTCCACATTACAATTCCTAGCCATTTTCCTGGCTGCTTTCAACGCCCAGCCTATGCTTTTTAATCTGCTCTCTTCCTGCTGGATATACTGCACAAGCATGATTCTTTCTTCAGGGAGATTCATGTCCGGGATAAAATATCCCTCGCCATCCTGGAGATTAAGAATCGCTATCTTCCGTCTTGCGTAATGGATCATATCTCTTATTGCCCTGTCTTTGATCCCGGTCTGATCCATCAGTTCTCTTCTTGTTACGGCATTATCATGTCCTGTCGGAATGTAATCCAAAATATCAAATTTAATCAATTTGCAAAATTTACCCATCCGTAAATCTTTCTCCTTTCCCTCCCCGGATAAACCGGGGAGATCATCAATCATGGCTTACAAAGGGTACTGTGACATACTGCCGTAAACCATAGGAGTTTTATATCAAGCCAAACGGCTTAATACCTACAACCACGATTTCCCGAATATGGAACGGAACTCTTCCCTGCTGCCGATGTTCTCCTCAAAATATCTCTGAGCCATCTGTTTTAATTCCAAGTCCAACCCGTGGTTCGGGTTCTCGTGCACGCTCCCCCTACCAAATTCATGGAGATACGGGGCAAGGGGAATTACAAAACCGTATCTCTCTGAAAGTTTTCTACGTGATCCATAAAAAATATGGTGAATATGTGGATAAGTTGCTCCTG